AGGATGCACACGATCAACAAGTGGCTACTGGTGGGTTGTGTTGTGGCCTTCTTACTGGGGTTTGCATTGGGGGCTTTGTGATTCCGCCAGATCCCGTGATGGATGAGAGCGGGTGACTATCTATATTTGGCACATAGCTGCCCCCTGAGCAGCCCGATTCTACTGCTCTCGAACGGCAGAAAAGTGGTGTAAGCGGACATCACGCCTGGTGGGAAGGTGCCTACATTCCTTTCCAGCGGCCCACGTTCGCCCTTCTGTCGTCAATCCAAAGGATGGGTATTCCGTATGCGTCCCAGTCAGGGGGTGACGAGCTAAATATCACGCCAAACTGGACCGGGTTTTTATCTTCGGTGATCCGCGCCTCGACCAGGGCGTCGAGGGGCAGATTATTGACCTGGGTTGTTTCGTAAACAGCCACAATCCGAACATCGATGATATGACAGGCTTTCGTTGGCACCGGCATCCTCATCCGCTTGCGCCAGGTGTCCTGTTTGCCGATGGGGGAGTAGTGTTCGGGTTGGGCTGTCACGGTATGGAGGATACACCAGACCCCCGGTATTGGCATTCACTGAGGACGGGCGGATCTGGGGACATGTCGCCAAACAAAACGGGCCCTTACCTACAAAGCTCTTATCGGGAATTAGTAGCGGGAATATTCTATCCAGACAGATATTCCAGTTGGCAATTTCTACCCAGGCATGACATCGGGGCAGTGCCTCATTCGCAGCAGGGGCCGTCGGTATGCGGCGGAGCCAAGGTTAAGTAATCAGCGGGTCAGCCACAGAGCATTACCCTGATTCATAGGTACTCTTACTTGACTGGAACGGTTGTAATAGTTGTCCATAACTCCTTGGGAAAACATTAAAACGTTGGATATTTTCCATTCGCCGTTACAAGCCTTACCGAGTAGTAGACTATTGCATTGGTACTGGCTCATCTGGATCACCAGCGCAAAGTTCTATTTCGAGGTACCTTACGCCACTCGAAGTTGCTTTTTTTATGTGTAGTTGCCGAGTTATGTATTCGCCAAATCGTTGCTGTGTGATGGGGTATTCTCCGCGCTCCTGTTTCCATTCCCGGTAGCTTGCGTAAAATGTACTCGCTTTCGTCCAGGACGAAATGGCGCGTTGATCATCCTCGACTCGTTCACAGCATTCGCGAAACCACATATCTGGGGTGGCTTGCTCGTTAAGGTAATCTCTTGTCTCGGCATCCACCGCTGCGCAGCTGCCGACCTTCTTGCCGTTCCGTAGCCATCGGTTATGTCCCTCAATTAGCCAGTTCAGTACAAATGGAGCTTCTTCCCGTAGTTTATCTGGAAGGTCAGGGTCTTCCTTACCCAGAAAGGATGCGTTAAACGGAATGATTTTCAACCGAGCGCGTAGGCCTGGGTCAAGATTTCGTAGCTGTGGCCGGAAGTTCCCCAGTATCAAATGCTTGTGTGTGCGGTTGAAAGATATTTGCCCTCTGTAAAGAACCCGGGCATTTATCACTTTGTCGCCTGTGACTTCCTTGAGCTTGGATTCTGCCCAGAAGCTGCCGTCATCGACTTCGCTGGACACGACCAGCCGTCTTCCCATGAGATGCCCCAATTCCTCTCCGTGATTGCCATTTTTGTCACGCATCAGCTGACTGCTGCTCATTGTGGACGCGTAATCGCCCAGTATATCCATTATCAAGTCACTGAGCGTGTTCTTGCCATTTCGACCACTATCACCGATCCAGAACATTAGCCAGTGTTCTTCGATTGCCCCTGAAAGGCATGCCCCTAAAGTCACTTGTAGGTAGTCAGCAAGTTCAGTATCACCACACGTTATCTCCTCCATAAAATTAAGGAAGCGTTTACCGCTACAGCCTGCGTCAGGAGACACACTGGTAATCCTCGTAATGCAATCTTCTGGCGTGTGGGAGTGCTTTGTCATGTTAAGTAGGTCATATGTGCCATCTGGGCAATTTAGAACGTAATTATTTTTATCGAACTCTTTGTTGATTCGTGAAAATAGGGGGTCTGTTTCGCAGATTGTGGCGACATTTTTGTAGAAATTGGCTCTCATGGGTAGCTTTTTTGCATCTACGTTACACGCCCTGACTAGGCGGCGCACCTCTTCGGCAATGGTCTTTTGTTCATCTATAACCCATCGCTGGTCGTTCCAGAAGTGCCACGCGTTACGGCCGTGGATGTATACGTACCGACCAGCATACACCTCCGCAAAGGCCACAGCTGCGGAGTCTTCAGTCAGATGCTCTAACGCCGCCAGCACCGGCGGCTTCAGCTTTAATCTCTCGGAAAGAACTGCCCGGTTATCGAGTGCCTTCTGGCCCTCCTTATTGAGCCGTAGGTTTATTGCGTCCAGGTCATCTTCGTTATTCAACTAGTATGTCCTCCCAGCGTAAGACGTGCTTTGAAACGCTGATACTGCTCAGCGTCTTGGTCGGACTTGTACGTATCGTCACTCGCATCGTACAGTGATACATATACTTTCATATAGTCCACTTCTCCCCTTGTCAGCTCACGTACGCCGCAATATTTACGGGCCCGTTTTCGTTGTGCTGATTTGGGCCACAGGCCGAGTTCACATAGCGCTGCAATAACCGCGTCTTGAGAGCAGCCCGCGAAACAATGAACGAGTACTGTTCCATCCTCAGCCTCACGTATGGAGAGTGTGGTTGGGTTGGTTCCCCCGTGAGCAGGGCAGGCGGCTCGGTATTTTCCATAGGTACCCCGGGCATTCAGTCCCTCCGCTATAATTTCGATTGAAGGAGTCTTCATAGTTTGTTCCCTGGATACCAGTTCGTCATTTTGTTTAAAATGACGAACTGGTTCTCGTAAATAGGCTTACTGCACCGGCCGGCGGCCTGCTTCAAGCGCAGATTCGATATCTTCGATAAGGGCCCCCCTTTTTAAAGGATTTCGCAAGTCCAATGCACACTTATTACAAACGAGATAAAGGATTGGGAACCCGCCATCCGCGGGGATGTAGATCGCACCCGCTCGGACTTTTTTCGATATCGCCATTCGGTTACAGCCCGGACAGAACATTTTTTTCTTCCTCATGATCAAATTCCTCGTATCTAGTGGAAGCTGAAGATATTTGAACCGGCGACGCGACAAGAGAAGTGCGATTTGTTCCGGCTCAGCGACCAGTGTTGGGTAAACACCGGTTGCTTTGCCAGAAGCCTATCGTGCACAAACGCTTCTCGCACGTCACCCAGTCCCCATGATGAGTATTGAGGGTTAGCTACCCTTCCACTAGAAGAGCAGCGTACAGCGATGAATTGTCACTGAATTCGAGACTGATCTCAGTATTCAATTCTCTGCCCCCTAGCCAGTAGGTATGGTCGGGGCTTTTGGTGGTTTGGTGTGTTTAAACAAATTTATTGTGCATTTACTGCACAGGAAGTACCTGCAAGACCTGCCGCCATCCACCGGATAGTAAACGGCCTGCAATGTGTACATTTCCCTTGTTTTCAGTTTTCCGCAACCAGGGCAGTAGATTTTATTACTCATGTCATCACCTCTCGATTTGACAGTTTTAGAAAAAAGAGGTGGACCCAGAGTCTAGCTGGCGTGAAGCACCGCATCCTTGCGATAAGACCATCATTACTCAGGAGCCCACCTCGTTGGGTGGAGTGGCAAATTGGTGCCTTAACTCCGTTGCTCGATGACCCAGTCCCTGAAGCTGGGGACATGGATATAAAGTTTTTTTCCGATCTTAATTACTGCGGTATCGAGGCCGTTGCAATGTCTTTGGCGCATCAGCCATTGCACCTGTGAGTTCGTGATCAGGTCTGGGAAATATCTTGGGAGGTCCCGCGAAGGGATGAAATCAGCCAAGTCATCGGCGGCTGACTGATGGTCTGGTAAATTCTTGAATGGCATTGTAAGTACTCCGTCTTTGCTGAATAAGCAGTAGATTGGGAGTGTGCCGTAGGGCGAGCTGCATTTGGACGCCAATAAATAAAAAGTATGTGGCGGCTTTACCGCCTTGGTTGCTTGGGGCGGATGTTGGGGGGGCAGTGGGCTGCCCCGAATTCTGGAATTACATCCTCAGATTAGTTCCTTGGCTTCCGCGGAGCCACCGGGGTTTGAGAGGTATAGTGGGTCTTGTCATCAGATTCTGCGAATACCGAGTGTAGTTTTTCCTCGAAGTCCGCACTCACTTTGGAATCGTCAGACACGAGCCATGAGGCTATCTCACTTTTCTCTTTATGGACCGAGTCTTTTGAGGAATATATGGTGGATGTCGGGTGGAAGATGTTTTCCAAAAATGATTTGAATTTACCTCCGAGGGTCCAGGGTTTACGGCGCAAGCAATCTGACAAGAATTCATCACTGGGCATGTCATCGAAGCCATGATTTTCGGCAATCCACGCGATGGCGCCGCTGTAATCTAGTTTGCGGTTACCCCGACGGCGCTGGACCGTCCTTTCAGAGGCCCCCCATCTACTACCGGCGATTCCATCGACACTTGCGCCTCGCTTGAGCTCGAATTTTCCTGATTTAATATTCGCTCTCACATACTCTGCCCCAACCAAGAGCCTAAGGTCTTTTAACTTGAGTCCAGGGGGACTAGGGGGTCGGCCGGGTGGGGAGGATGGGAAAAGTAGATAGGTTTTCCCTTCTTCTAGAGCATCTGCAACGTAGTCTTCTAGAGCCCGCGGCATGTCTTTGCGATAGTTATTTCGCTCCACAAACTCTTCGGCTAGGTGTTCTCTCGCTATATGCGCAGCGGGTTCGGGGGTCTGCTCGTTCGTCGCAGTCTCTATTAATGAGCGAATTTGTTCATCAGACCGGGCCCCGGCCTTCGGTTGTAGTGCACGAACCACCTGATCCCATGTCTCCTCCAACTCCTCATTCATAACCCCATACCCTCAAATACCCGGTCTGTCAGTTTCTGTTTATGATCCACGGACAAGTGCGTGTAGCGCTGAGTAGTTTGCAGGGAGCGGTGGCCTAAAACGTCCGCAATCTCTATAAGTGACGCCCCATTCATAGCTAAATAGCTGGCTGCGGAATGCCTGAGGTCATGAAACCGAAAATTCTCGACGTCTGCCATGTTCAGTGCAATATCCCAGTGTTTCCTAAAAGTATAGGGTTTGCGGGGGCATTTATCGCCTGGAAAGATGAGGCCGTCGGAGACACGAAAGCGCATGAGTTCCTCGATGACCGGGTGGGGTAGGGTGATGATGCGTCGTTGGCCATTCTTGGTCCGGTCCAGATGGGCAGTCCGAGCATGGAAATCAATATCGTTCCAGTTTAGCCACAGTAGCTCTCCTTGCCTAGCCCCGGTCATCAGGGCCATCAACACCAGGAGGTACAGGCGCTCCCACTTCGCCTCCCTGCAAGCAATCAGTAGGGCGGAGCGTTCATCGTCCGAAAGCCATCGGAGTCTTTTGTTATCTTCCGTCCGACCGCGCACCTCCTGCACGGGGTTGCGCCTGACAAGCCCTTCGTCCATGGCGTAGCGGAAGATACTGGAGAGTGCCGCGCGCATTCGGTTGACGGTAGCGGGGCTCCGCTTGCGACCGGTACCGGTGAACTTGTTCTTACCGCCGGGAGCGATGCCATCCCAGCGCAGAGCCTCACCGCGGCTGAATGCCTCTAGCGCCTGGCGGATATCATCGGCGGAGATGTCGGCGAGAAGGCGGTCGCCAAAATTGGCCGTCCACCAACGGACTTGCCCTGGCCGGCCAGTATCCCTGCCGTTAAAGTTTTCCATATATTGACGGGTGATGCGGCTGAAGGGCAGCCTGGCGCCGCGCTCGCCAAGGGCTTCCATGGCTTCCTGATCAGCTTCAAGCCGCCTCGCCCAGGTGTTGGCGTCGGTCTTGCGGGTGAAGGTTTTTGAACGTAGATAGCGCCCCTTAGCCGTGCGAAGGATCGCCTTATACTTGCCGTTTGGGAGCTTTAAGATAGTTGCCATGATGGGCCTCCAGTAAAGGAAAAACGAGCAGGGTACTTATTTAGTACCCTGCGGCTTTTGCACTTCACTTGAGGGACTGAAAAACTTCCTATTTTTCAGGTACTTAAATGGCTCCGCTTGCTGGGCTCGAACCAGCGACCCATTGATTAACAGTCAATTGCTCTACCAACTGAGCTAAAGCGGAATTGGATAGAATCCAAGGCCGCGTATATTAATGATGGACAGGGGCCTGGTCAACCGCTAATTCGCATTATTGCAGAACTTGACCAGGGTCCAATTGCCAGCTGCAATTAGCGGCTATGTGGATGATAATAAACGGCTATTTCAACCGTTCCAGCAGGCAGTCCAGTGTCCAAACCCTTCAAGGTACATTCCAGCTTCCAGCCCGCCGGCGACCAGCCCAAGGCCATTCGGGAGTTGGTGGAGGGGCTGCGCGCGGGGCTGGCGTCCCAGACACTGCTGGGGGTCACGGGCTCGGGCAAGACCTTTACCATGGCCCATGTGATAGAGCAGATGCAGCGGCCCACCATTGTTATGGCCCATAACAAGACCCTGGCGGCCCAGCTGTACGGTGAGTTCAAGGACTTTTTCCCCAATAACGCCGTCGAGTATTTCGTCTCGTATTACGACTACTACCAGCCAGAGGCCTATGTGCCGTCCTCGGATACCTTTATAGAGAAAGACGCCTCGGTCAATGAGCACATCGAGCAGATGCGTCTGTCGGCCACCAAGGCTCTGCTGGAGCGGGACGATTGCGTGGTGGTGGCCACGGTCTCGGCGATCTACGGTTTGGGCGATCCCGAGTCCTATTTCAAGATGGTAATCCACCTGTCCCGGGGGGAGATCGTCGACCATCGCGACATCCTGCGGCAACTGGCCGACTTGCAGTACACACGCAACGATGTGGATTTCCACCGGGGCACTTATCGGGTGCGAGGGGACGTGATAGACATCTTCCCCGCGGATTCCGAACGGGATGCGGTGCGCATCGAGCTGTTTGACGAGGAAATCGACAATATTTGCTGGTTTGATCCCCTCACAGGGGTGGTTGAAAGCAAGGTGCCCCGCATCACTATTTATCCCAAGAGCCACTACGTCACACCCCGGGAAGTGATGATGAATGCGGTGGGGCATATCGAGGCGGAGCTGGAGGAGCGGCTTGTGCAATTGCGCGCCAACGACAAGCTGGTGGAAGCCCAGCGGCTGGAGCAACGCACCCGGTACGATATGGAGATGATCCGGGAGCTGGGTTATTGCACCGGCATCGAAAACTACTCGCGCTACCTGTCGGGGCGAGAGCCGGGCCAGCCGCCTCCCACGTTGTTTGAGTACCTGCCGGATAATGCCCTGGTCATTGTTGATGAGTCCCACGCCAGCATTCCCCAGATCGGTGCCATGTACAAGGGAGACCGCTCACGCAAGGAGACTCTGGTGGAATACGGCTTTCGCCTGCCATCGGCGCTGGATAACCGGCCCATGCGTTTCG